TATTTATATATTAATATATTATATATTTTAATCTATATTATAAATCTATTATTTAAACTATAAGATTTAGTACTATATCTTTTAATTTATACTATACGTCTATTAGTGAACTATAAACTTTAGTATATTTCTTTTATCCTTACTTTAGTTTATAGATTCTTTATATAGATATTTATCCTTAAATACTAAAAAATATATTGTCGTTTTGCGGAAAATCCGCACCTCTCTTCCTCAAATTCCTTTTTTTTACCATTTTTTCTCAAAATCTTTGTGCATTTTGACGGATATTATAAATAAAATATAATTTATTAAAAATGTGTTGACAATTTTCGCACGTTTGACTATAATAAAAGAAAAAACACTTAAAAGGAGCTATTTTTTTATATGGGAAAGTCTATTCATGGCAAAAATATGGGCAAACCGCCTATTGATGGATTTGAACCGAAAGAAAAGGAACGGTTCAAAAATATGTTTGAAAGCGCTTGCCAGCTTCAGCTCACTGAAGAAGAAATCAGCACACTTCTCGGCGTAACGACCAGAAGTATTTCAAATTGGTGCAAAAAAGTTTACGACGGCAAGACTTTCGCGGAAATTTATCCAAAGCTCCGCATGGACGGAAAACAGTCTTTCAGACGGCAACAGCTCGAGCTTGCGAAATCAAACGCAACTATGAATATTTGGCTTGACAAGACGTGGTACGGTGCGCATGAAGAAAACACGATAAGCGTTAATTTTGAAGATCTCACCCCGCTTGCCAAAATGCTCCGCATTGACCCGGAGACAGAGACAGACGAAAACGGAACGGACGACGAAACAGCCGACCCTATGAACAACATTACCGAGGAGTAAAGCACCATGCCGCAAGCGACTATTGATTGGAAGCCGTTCAGCCTTAAACATAAGCAATATATCCGGAAAGCTATGCAATGCGAGATGTCGGTCGCAGAGGGCGCAGTCAGATCCGGAAAGACAATAGACAATTGCATAATTGCGTCAATGCATATCGACACTTGTGATGATAAATTACATCTTGCAAGCGGATCCACTTCGGCGACGGCGAAAATGAACATCGGAGACTGTAACGGCTACGGTTTGGAACACCTATTCCGGGGGCGTTGCCGGTGGGGAAAATACAAGGGCAACGAGTGTTTATATATCACGGATTATAAGGGGCGTGAAAAGATCGTCGTTTTCGTCGGCGGCGGAAAGTCTGACAGCTTTAAAAAGATACGCGGTAACTCTTTCGGGCTTTGGATAGCAACCGAAATCAATTTGCATTATGACGACGACGAGGGCAACAGCTTCATAAAAGAAGCGTTTAACCGTCAGGCGGCGGCAAAGCAACCGCGCGTACTTTGGGACTTGAACCCGTCAGCCCCGCAACACAAGATTTACACGGATTACATCGACCTTTACAAAAACACATTCAAAGGCGGATATAATTACCAGCATTTCACAATCGCCGATAATCTTTCGATATCACCGGAACGACGGGCGGCAATAGTGAGCAAATACAACAAGGGAAGTATTTGGTATCAGCGGGACATACTCGGGCGGCGTTGCGTTGCTGAGGGGCTTATATACCGACAGTTTGCCGATAGCCCGCATGATTACGCCGTAACACTCGCCGAGGGGGCACAAAATTTAGTTATGGCGAATATTGGTATAGACTTTGGCGGAACAGGCTCGGCGACTACTTTCGTGCTTACAGGGCGAAAAAAGGACGGTTCTGTTGTGGCTCTGCTTTCGGAACGTCATGCCGAAACGCTCGACCCGGTTGCACTTGAAAAGGCGTTTTCTGAATTTGTCCGGCTGAGTTATAGCGTATATAAAAAAGCTATGTACTGCTATTGCGACAGCGCCGAGCAAATATTGATCCGAGGACTGCGAGCAACGGCAATGCGGCAGGCTCTGCCGGTGATGATACGGAACGCGTTAAAACGTCCCATAATAGACCGTATTCGATTTGTATCGCGCATGATAGCGGCGGACAGGTTAAGAATAAGCAACAAGGCGCAAACGGTATCAGACGCGCTCAGTGAAGCCCTATGGGACAAGAAACACGAGGACACACGGCTTGACGACGGTACGACCGACATTGACACGCTCGACGCGTTCGAGTACAGTATGGAACCGTGGATGAACGAGCTTGCACAAATTTAATAAAAATTGATTTGATGTGAAGAAAGGAGAACATCCAAAGTGATTATATCAAATATACGGCTTGTCGATAGCGGTGTATCTTACTACCGCCAAAAAGCCGACAATAAGACCATAGGGCGGCAGTACGACAACAACGCCGACAGTCTGATCATATCAGCGCCCGAGCTTGAAAACGGCTCGGAATGCGTCATGATAATTGAAACGCCGACGCATGAAGTGATCGACCATTTAACGATCGCACTCAATCAGCAAATAAACATACCGAACAATATTTCACAGCATGAAACGGTATTAATCGGCTTTTCTTTCATGAGACAAGACGGAAGCATTAAAAACACCGAGTTTTTAACATATCAGTTTTTGCCCGCATTAAAGCCCGACGGATTTGTACCCGTTGACCCCGCGCAGGTTGCGACGCTCGAATACCTTGCGGAAAATGCTTTTGTATCGGCAGAGCAGGACGGGACGACAGGCGACGCGATTTTCTATAATTCGGACAATTCCGCCGTGTTCAGAATGACAACCGGCACGAAGTACAAAGCGGGTGACGGTATCAGCATATCGGACGATAACACGATATCGGTATCATATCCCGCCGCAGAAAGTCAGTACGTTTGAAAGGCGGTGCGAACATGGCAGAACAGAAATATATAATAAACCGCTCAACACTCGTTAAAATCGCCGATTCCGTCCGAAATCTGACGGGCATAGTCGGCAATATCGAAGTATCAGACATTGCCGCGCTTTTGGATACGGTAAAGCCCGCAAGCGCAGATGCGCGTATTTCAGTATCAAAGGTCACAAAAGTAATTACAATAAATCAACCGTCAGACAAGAGAATAACGGTTACAAAACAGGAGGGTTAATATGGGATTTTTACCGCAGTACTATACAATAAAAAATGCAATTACAAATACCACAGGTTTAGGCGCACCGCAAGCGGGTACAAATATTTATGCTGTAACCGAACCGCGAATACAGTCAACTGACGGTACGGCAGTTGCATATATATTTAACCAAAGTGCTTCGAACATTTCAAGACTTGCAATTCAGTCATCCCTTACTGTCTTTGGCACTAAATTTTCAACAACAATAACAGACATTGATCCCATAGCTGTCTATTTATCTGAGGATAGTATGGAAAATAAGTTGGTTATTGACGTGGGAGTAGATCACATTGTGCCAAAATCCAGTATAAATACATCCAAATCTTTTGAAAACGGTAAATTATATACGAATATAATTTATACAAATTCTGGTGCATCATTAGACATTGTTACTGTTCGAATCGCGGTTAGATTAGGTACAGCAAGTTCAGTTTCCACAACATCTTCGAGTGACAGGCTATTCATGATCTATTCCGAATCAATAGACCCGATAACGATAGGAACGGGCGAAACCGTGCAGATAAAGATTGAAGTATGAAAATATTTTTCGCGATTTTACTGTTTTATTATCTTGAATATATTGCAATTTTGAAGATAATGCGGTAAAATAGATTAAGCTCTCGGAGCGATAAAACAGGCGTTGACGCAATAAAAGCGTATCGCAATAAAATTCAGTCACCTATGTGAGGGGCAGAAATGCCCCGAACGTAGGGGAAAGAAAGGAAACAGAACAGCGTGAGCAAAAACGTAAAGATACAAAACTTTGAAGGGCAAAGCACGACATACAGCGGCGTGAATTACATCAAGGTACTTGACGCGGACACAGAGGGACAGTACGACCAATTTCAGCTCCCCCCGAAGCTCCAAAGCAAAGCCGCAAGCCCGAAAACGTCAGCGCAAAGCATAACACCCGATACAGGCTATGACGCTTTATCGTCGGTCAATATATCCGCTATCGAAACGGAGCAGAAAACAATCACGCAGAACGGCGATTTTTTGCCCTCTACGGGAAAATTTTTTTCTAAAGTTACGGTTAATGTACCGTCACAAACGCCGAACCTGCAAGAAAAAACAGCAACCTCGAACGGCGAAGTAACACCCGACGAGGGTTATGACGGTTTAAGCAAGGTTACTGTCGCCGTTGAAGCTCTGTCTCTTGACGGTGACGCACAAGCTTCTGATGTAGTAGCAGGAAAAACATTCTACAATACAGACTCAGGAACGAAAGTCACGGGAACAATGCCGGAATACAATGGAGAATTGAGGTGAGAAGCATATGGGAAAACTTTTAGGACAATCATGGGAACAGCTTGCCAATATAGCAAGACAAGGAACATGGGCGGAAAATAATATTGAAATCGGTGACTATAAAGCACTCACACTCAACGGAACGGTCGGAACGGTTGCGCTTAATAATTACACCGTTTATGCTACTGTTATAGGCTTTGACCATAATAAAGACAAAGAAATTATCGGCTATCCTCATGCTATAACGTTTGGATTGTTTGCGGATGTGAACGGTAGACAGTTAGCGTTGATTGACCGATATTATAACTCCTACAACAGCACAACGACCTCGTTCACGATGAATCCAGGGACGAGTTCGACATCAACGAATGTCGGAGGGTGGAAAAAGGCGAAAATTCGTAAAAACATTCTCGGCTCGACAGACGTCGAAAACGGAGATGCGACATCAGCTACAATTACAAGTCCCGGTGCAAATACGCTCATGGCAGCTCTGCCGGCGGATTTGCGTGCGGTGTTGAAACCGATCACAAAATATACGGATTGCGTCGGAAACAAATCCACAGCCGCATCCGCGATTTTGCCTACCGTGGACTATCTGCCGCTGATGGCTGAATTTGAAGTTTTCGGCACCAGATCGTATGCAAACGAAAACGAAAAGACGTATCAAGCGCAGTATCAGTATTACAAGAACGGGAACAGCAAGATAAAGTACAAGCACAGTGATGTATCTACCGCCGCGTTCTGGTGGCTCCGGTCGCCGAGCTCCGGCGGCGCCACGAGCTTCTGCTGTGTCTACTCCAGCGGTAGCGCCAACAACAGCTACTCCGGCGCTTCGGATGGGCTGGCTCCTATCTTTAACATATGCTCAGACGGTTCACCTGACTATATCAATATAGACCAGACAACCTCAACTATCGTCCTCGCAACAAAAGATACACACGTTAGCAAAGACATAAGCATTCAAGCAATACTATCAGAAAAGACAGTAACACCCTCGGCTTCATCTCAAACAGTAACACCGAGCAATAACACCGCAGGACTTTCAAAGGTCACGGTAAACGCAGTACCGACAGAAGAAAAGACGGTCACAGCAAACGGAACGGTCACACCGTCAAGCGGCAAGTTCCTTTCAAAAGTCACGGTAAACGTACCGACAGCCGCGCCGACGTTGCAGGCGAAAACGGTCAGCCCGACAACATCACAGCAAGAGGTCACAGCGGATAGCGGATACGATGCGTTGTCAAAGGTCACGGTAAACGCAATTCAGACCGAGACGAAAAGCGTCACGCCGACAACCTCGGCACAGACGGTAACACCCACAAGCGGGAAATACTTGTCAAGCGTATCGGTCGGAGCTATTCAGACGGTCGAAAAGACAATCACCATGAACGGCACATATTTGCCCGGAGACGGTAAATATTTTTCGCAGGTGGTTGTTAATACGGCACAGTCAGGCGTTAATAGCGTGCAATTTATCGGCACCACATGGGAGCCGTCAACGGACTATCTGCCGTTCGATGTTACCTACACCATAGAGACAACGGATTCAACGGTTGTTTCTGTTTCCAAAGGCACAAGCGCATGGATTTTGAACGCTGTCGGACTTGGGCGGGCAACCGTAACGTGTCACGATTCGTCGGGAAATCAAAAAGGCAGTTACATCATCGAAGTTAAACCCAAAGAGGGCTTCCCGGTAGAAGTCAGCACAGTAGCCGGCATGGCTGATGTCTTAATACCTGTAAACGTCGGCAAAGTCTACAAATTCACGGGAACGACCGACGATACATACACAAACGGCGATTTGTATCTGGTAGAGGAGACTTGATATAGTATGAGTTTAAAATGGTATTTTAACGCTTCCCCGAAAGCGCTCGGCACGCAAGGCACATCGTATAGCATAGGCTTTACGTCGGCGGGGACGCATTTCAGCGTTTTGCGCAACGGTACGGTATTTAAAGAAAAGTTTTATCTTTACTACGACGATACCGAAGCATACAAAAGCGGGTGGAAAAATTCAGGATACAGAACGATAACATTCGACGAAGAGCCGACGGGCGCACTGCTTACATACCTTGAAGCGAACGCGACGGCTGTTCAAGAAGACCCGTACAAATTCAAACACTATTACCGAAATAATAGGCTTATAGGCACAGGGCAGTACAGGTTCAGACCGTTCACTGCTGCAGAGCCGCCCGCCGTGTTCGAAATCATAAACGCTTTAACAAACGTAACAGCAGATGGCGAAAATCCGACTACAATTGCCGCAAACGATTCCGTAACGCTTATATATACCGCAAACAGCGGTTACACTCTCCCCGAGACTATAACGGTCACAGGGGCAAGCTACACATGGGAGCAATCAACGGGCGTTCTTGATATAAGCAACCCTACTGGCGATGTTACTATAACTATTGTCGGGGTGGCTTCTTCATTATCTTTTAAACTACCTGCTATCAAACCTTCTTCTTTTATTATTGAGGGTGCTTCATTATTAACTGATTCTTTTACTGTTTCTTCTTCGGTTTATTCTGCTTTGACTTCTCTTAATAATGGCGGTTCTTTGGTTGATTTTGGTAATTCTCATGGGTTGTCTATTTCAAGTTCTGATGCTCTTTTAGTTCCTGTTGGTTTGCGTTATAATTATGTTGATGTTGAATATCCCTTTGTCAGTGGCGAGACAGAGTTAGTTATAACAATCCCTTGGCTATTTCGTGATTTTGATACTGTAATACATTTTGTTGAGTATGATTATATTAGTGATACTTGTGTCGATACTTTAATTGATACTGCAAATGTTGATGTCGATAATCATGCTATTCATTTTAATCCTTCAAAATGTGATGGTTCTACTATATATTTCTTTTATTATGCTGTTGACCATGAACCTTTTGGCGTTATTTCTTATATTTCTTTAGGTATTTTATCTGATGGTGAAAATCCTACTTTTGTAACTGCTGGTGATATAGGCACTGTATTTACTTTTTCTACTTATAGTGGTTATGTTTTGCCTGATGAAGTTATTGTTGTAAATGCTTCTTTTGTTTATGATAAAATCGCTGGTACTGTTACTATATCTAATCCTGTTGGTGACGTTATTATCATGATTTATGCTGTTTCTTCTTAAGGTGGTGTTATTATGCGATTTTTAAAAATTCTTTTAGCTGTTCTGCTTCTCTGTTGTGCGCTTATAGGCGAACATGAAAATTTCAATGTAAAAAGGAAATTACAAAATGAAATTAACTGATATTCTCAAACTGATAAAAGCAGATGAAAATCTGCAACTATACGATAACAGCGGATATCTTGACGAGTGGGCGGAATGGTACAGCGGCACGGTCAAGAGCTGGCACAATTACAAAGTTTACAACGGCAAAAGGCACGTTCAGATGCACCGCTTGTCGCTGAACATGGCGAAAAAGATATGCGAGGACTGGGCAAATTTGCTTATAAACGAAAAAACCGATATCACCCTAAGCAATCCCGAAGCGCAGAAGAATTTGGAGCTTATACTCAAAAAAAACAGGTTCTGGCGCAAAGCAAATCAGGATATCGAAAAGATGATGGCGCTCGGCGGCGTTGCGTGGTGCGTCAGTGTTGAAAACCTGCCGATAAATGCGGACGGCTCAATTGTTGACAATGGCACGGTCAAAATATCGTCGGTCAACGCAAAGAACATTGTGCCGATAACGATTGAAGATGATATCATCACCGAGTGCGCTTTTTGGCGGATTGACACGGGACGCACATACATCACGGTACACGTTAAGAACGAAGCGGGAAACTATGAGATACACAACATCATAGCGCAGGGCGTTGACTTGAACAACTTAACGTTTGACCCCGACACCGACCAGTACTATATCTTTGACACGCATAACAATATACCGTGGTTCGTTTGCCTTAAACCGAACGTTGTCAATAATGTTGATATCAATTCCCCGCTCGGCATAAGCATTTTTGCAAATGCTATTGACTGCCTTAAAGAAATTGACTTGATTTTTGACAGCTACGCAAACGAGTTTATTCTCGGCAAAAAGCGCATATTTGTCAACGCTGAACAAATGGCATTCAATTCACTTGGCGAACAGGTCGAGGTATTCGATTCAAACGATGTCGTTATGTATCAACTTCCAACGTCCGCAGATGGCTCGCTCACAATTCAGGATGTCACGCAGTCGCTGAGGGTGACGGAACATCAAACGGCGTTACAGTCACAGCTGAACAACCTTGCCGCGTCGTGCGGGCTTGGAACAGAGCATTACAAGTTTGATAAAAGCGGGGTATCAACGGCGACGCAGATCGTCAGCGAAAACAGTCAGCTTTTCCGGAACATCAAAAAGCATGAAATCATTATCGAGGAAGCATTAACGGAGCTTGTCGAAGCTATCATATATGCGGCGAACACGTTCACACAGACAAAGATCAACGCAACCGCCGACGATATAGCGATATCTTTTGATGATAGTATCATAGAGGACAAAGCCACCGAGATGGCAAACGACCGCCTTGATGTTTCGCTCGGCGTTCTCTCAAAAGCTGAATACCGTGCAAAATGGTACAACGAGGATTTACAGACGGCGCAAAGGGCGATCGAGGAAATCGACGGATTCACAATAGATGATAGCGAGGGATATGCTTATGATGACACCGACACAGGCGCACAAATGGACGGACAAGGAACTGAAGGCGCTTGAAAGGCGCATAAAAGCGGAATACACAAAAGCATATAAAGAGATGTTTGCCGACATGGCGGCGATCATGGCGAAGATCGAAACAACACCGGATATGTCGCTACAAAAAAAGATGGTACAGCTCAGGAAGTATGACCGCTTGAAGAAGATGGCGGAACAGCTCGCCACGGTATTACAGGATGCAACGAAAACCGCCGAAAGTTTTATATCTGATTCGGCGGTGAATGTCTACCGGAACAATTACAACGCGTCCGCTGATGATCTGGGCTTTTCGCTTATAGATAATACAGCAGTAAAGAAGATTTTGACGAAAGAGGTCAACCCGTTTACAAAGCTGTCGATGCAGGGCATAGCCGACAAAGTCGCATTAAAGCGAAAACTTGAAAGCGAAATAATAACGGCTATTCTTAAAGGCGAAAGTATTCCGAATATGTCGGCGAGATTGAAGCAGGTCGCAGAGCTCAGCCTGCGAAATACCGTGCGTATAGCGCGAACGGAAACGACACGGATAGAAAACGCCGCCCGGAACGAAGTCGGCGCAGAGGGCAAAAAATTGGGGTTCGTGATGTGGAAAAGGTGGGTTGCAAAAGACGAGCCGGGAGTAACCCGCCCGGCGCACCTTGACGCAAACCGTCAGGAAGTGCCGTATGATGAACCGTTCGAAGTCGGCGATGAAAAATTAATGTATCCGGGCGATATATCACTCGGAGCGAGTGCCGGCAATGTTATCAACTGCCGGTGCACAATGGTGACTTTCATAAAAGAATAACATAAAAGGAGCAAATCAATTATGGAGTACAAAATCAAAGAGCCAAAGCCCCCGAGAAAATGCGTTATTGTTCATGACGGGATTGAACAGGAATTCTATATTGACGAAACAGACGGCTATATATACGCCCTGCGGCGGACGCGCTTCCGAACGTTTCCGCGCAAAACCGTAACGGTAACAAAAGACGATATATTATATTTTATTAAATAATAATTAAAAAATATATTGACAAGTAATATTATACCGTTTATAATAACGATATAAACATAATTCCTTGCGCCGCAAGGCTTAAAACGGCAGTCGCATTGCACGCGGAGCAAACCGCATTTAAAAAAGCAAGCAAGCGAGAAAAGGCAAAATACTATGGATGAATTAAAGACAATATTTAACGAGGAACAGATCGATTTTGCAACCTTTGAAAAAAGACTTGCAGAGAATTCAAAGACGATCAAGCTTGCGAACCTGCGCGGCGGCGGTTATGTCGATGCCGCAAAGTATTCACAGCTTGAAAAAGACTTTAATGCCTACAAAGAGCAGAACGACGTGAGCAAGTATGCGGATTATGATAGCGTTGTTCAGGAACGGGATCAGCTCAAAGCAGAAAAAGCAAACGCCGAAATGCTTCAAAAAGTGGCAGAGGCAAAGGTTGCGGAGCCTTTCCGCGAGTTTGTGCTCGAAAAGGTCAAGGGGGCTATCGATTCCCCCGACAAGTTTGAAACTGCCCTTGCTGAATATGTCAAAGCTAATCCGCAGTATTTAACCGTACCGGAGCCGAGGCAATCATTTTTCAGAGGTTCCACACAGCTTACACAAGGCGGCGGAGCAGCCGCAAAGAAAACCACAAACGATTTAATGAATAATTTATTAAGAGGTGCAAAGAAATGAGCCAGATTACAAGAAACAATGCAGAAGCATTGCTCGAGCCGGACGTAATGGCTGAAGTGATACAGGGCGCAGTAAAAAGCTCTGTTGCAATGCAGCTTTTCCGCCGTCTCCCCGATATGTCAAGCAGCATGATGAAGATGAAAGTGCTTGACGCTCTGCCCGTTACTTATTGGGTAGACAATGACACAGACAACGGACGCAAGAAACTCACCAAAATGGCATGGGACAACAAATATATTGTTGCGGAAGAGCTTGCCGTTATCGTTCCTATCAAGGAAGACCTTCTCGACGATGCCGATATCGACATATGGGCACAGGTTCGCCCGAGAATTTCCGAAGCGTTTGCAAAGTCCTTTGACGAAGCAGTATTTACAGGCGTAAACAAGCCGAAGGGCTTCCGTGCTGACCTGCTTACATCGATTAAGAATGCAGGCGCACAGATCACACCCGGTCAGGATACGCTTTACAAACAGATAGACAACGCAATGGCAAAAGTTGAGGAAAGCGACTACGAGCCTACTGCACTGCTCGGCGGTCTGAACATGAAATCACAGTTCAGAAATATGCTTGATACAACCGGACAGCCGCTCAATCAGACCGAGATTGGATCCCTCGCCCGCTATTATGTAAGCAACGGTGCATGGGATAAGACAAAAGCAAAGTTTATTGTCGGCGACTTCTCGCAGGCAGTCTATGCAATACGTCAGGACGTAACGTATAAGCTTCTCACTGAAGCAGTGATACAGGATCCCGCAACCGGCGCAATCCTTTACAACCTTGCACAGGACGACATGGTGGCGCTCCGTGTTACAATGCGTCTCGGTTGGGAAATCCCGAACCCCATCAACGCAGAACAGCCCGACGAATCTGTACGCTTCCCGTTCGCGGCAGTTGCAGGCGATACACCTATAACAACCTACAACGCTGTATTTACCGTTACAAACGGAAAAACAAGTGATGCGCTTGAAAAATACGAGGGTGTCAAGGTTACTTGCGGCGGCGTTGTTAAGAAAACAGATTCCAACGGTACGGCAACATTCCCGCTCCAGAACGGCACATATAACTACCGCGTTAAAATGGACGGCTTCAATACTGAGGTCGGTAAGGTTACAGTCAACGGAGCTGCGGCGGCTGTTGCAATCACTCTTGTTGAGGACTAACGAGGTGGCATAAATGGCATATGCCGACTTTGATTATTACAAAAACGATTATCACGGGATAATAATAGATCAAAATAACGAATATGCCTATTTCGCAGAAAGGGCAAGCGATAGGCTTGCCCTTTTCGTGAATAAGCTACCGAAAACGGACGAAGCAAACGAAGCGGTTAAAAAATGCACTTGCGCAATTGCCGATATACTTTTCGGGGACTTCAAAGCCGGGAAAAACGGCGTACAGAAAGCAAACAGCGAGAGCGTGGCGGGATATTATAGCGTGAGCTATTCCGCACCGTCAAGCTCTGAAATCGTTGCTTTGTGCAACCGTCAGATCGGAATATATCTCGGTAAATGGCTATGCGGTTCGCGGGCGGTGATGTGGTAATGGAATTGGATTTTACCATAAAGCTTGACGACAACACGGACGGCGTGAAAAAGGTCAAAAAGGACGCGGTAAAACGGTCGTTGTTTGCAATGGGCACGAAAGCCGTCGAGGGCTCTGTCGATGCTATCAATGGCATATACGGAATGGATTTACGAGCGGTCGATACAGGGCGCTTGATGTCAAGTATTTCATTTATAACGCCAGAGGGAAAAGGAAAGAAGCCCGACAATGCGCCGACCTCAACAGCAAGCAAACCGGGAGACGAAATTTCCGGTACCTCAGACGAAAACAGCGTAATCGTGGGAAGTAATGTGGAATATGCAGAATATGTACACAATGGCACGGTAAAAATGGGAGCCCGCCCGTTTATCCGTACAGGAATAGACAAGACACGCGACGACATGAAACGACAAGTCGATAAAATATTCAGAGGGGAGCTTTAAGCGATGGCACTTCAAGATTATTGGCATGATTGCTGGGTAGTTGAACGCAGAATAATCGCGGACGGTCTCGGCGGATATGAAACGGTCGAGAGCGTAGGCGTTCAGTTTCGCGGATTGGCTACAAAGAAAAGCAGTCAAGAACAGTTGATCGGCGCGGTACGCGGCAACATTAACGTACAATATAACTTTTCTACGGTTGAAAATATGCCGATAGATAAAGATAGCACTATAATGTTTATCGACCGTCTAACGCGAAAAAAAACGTATCTCCGGCTGACTTCCGAGGGCGTAACAGCACCGGACACAAGCAGTCAAAGAGCATGGAAAGTTTTCGATGCGGAAAGCTATGTTCCTGTAAAGGTGGTATGATATGCTTCAAGATGCTTACACGTTCGGAAAGCGTATAAATCAATGGCTTTCACAATTCGGCACTGTATACCGTGGTGTATTACCCACAAACGCAACACCCGATAATATTTATTTACAGGTATCCGGATATTATGACAACTTTGCAACGTCCTTTATATATCCCGTTCAGATTTACAAACTCAACACGACAAGTTACGCCGAGGTCGTAAAGGTCGCGCAGAACATAGAGCGCGAGATCGGCGACGGCGGCACGCTTGTTATATATGACGATATCCGTTTCAAGATAGATAAGGGATCGCCATTTTATCAAGATAAAGCCGATGAAAGCGAGACAATTCGCGCCGGATATATTAATCTTGAAATCACTATTTATTAACGAGCAAAGGAGAAAAAGCAATGCTTAAAACAGGGCTTACAGAAAGAACCGTTAAAAAGCTCCAGCTTAACGCCGGTGTATTTCTTTCGGAATACACGAAAGGCGGAACAATATCAGAAACAAATATCATCGGCGCAACTCGCGGGGGCGGTAGTTTTTCAGCCGTGCCGACAATTCATCAAGTAGCCGTTGACGGTGCACCGACTTATGTCAAAGGGCTTGAACGTGTTGATGATTGGGTGGTGCAGATGAACGTCAGCAACTTCCTTGAATTCACCGATTCGGCACTTATCACTGCGCTTGGCGTTGGAGCGTCAAAAGATACCGTTGACAGCGGTACAAAAATAACCGTTTCCGGCGGAATTGCGGCAGGCGACTATAAAGATATTTACTGGGTAGGAGACACAAGCGACGGAAAGAATATCGTTATTCATCTGAAAAACGTGCTTAATCTTTCCGGACTTACTATCACAATGAACGAGCGCGGAGAGGGTACATATCCGCTTACGCTTACGGCGCATTATGACCCCGCAGACCTTGCAACGGTTCCGTTTGAGATCATTCTCGAAAGCTAAAAAACAAATAACAAACGAAAGGTAACGAAAAACATGGCATTTGAACTTGACGAAAGCAAAAAAACAAATATGAGCACCCTTGACGCAGTTGAAAAGTTTGCAAACTTGGCACCGGTGCTTGCTGATATTATAGATGCGGTGAAAGACAACACCGAGGTTATAAATTGGCTGAAAACATCTCAAAGCACGAAATCAAAAGCAGATATAACACTCGGGCTGATGCGAGTATTTCCGACAGTCTACCGCCTATGCGGTCAAAGCATTTTTGAATTAATAGCAATATGTGGGGCGCGTACCGTCGAAGAAGTCAAAGCACAGCCGCTGGCTGATACAATTCAGCAGTTAAAAGATATGATTTTTGATACCGATTTGAGAGCTTTTTTTTCATCGTCCTCGGCGAAAGACGCCGGGGAAACCACATCGGATACTTGATATCATGCTTAAATGATGTCAGGTATCCGATGAACACAAAAACGCTGATAAAATATCTTGATTTTAAGATGCGCGAGCGTGAAGCGCAGGAATACCGCGATTGCTTTTTCGGCGATAGTATTTCCCTTTTGGCTACAAACTTAAAGCGTGAAGATAAGTTTGACTATATCAACAATTATATGCGCATATGGGGCAAAGCACCGGAAGAGGATACAAGAACCGCTGGGGAAATAATACGCGATACCTTTGCAAAACACGGCTTGACCTTATCAGTGGCAAAAAAACAAGATGCAATTTAATCAAACAACCGGAAGGAGCTTTATTTTATGAATTTGTTCAATCTTTTTGCAAGGCTATTTCTTGATACAAAGGACTTTGACGAAAATTTGGACAAAAGCCAGAAAAAAGCTTCTTCCTTTTCGTCAAAAGCCGGGACGGCGTTTAAAGCCGGAGCAAAAGCAGTAACGGCGTTTGCAACGACGGTTGCCGCCGCAAGCACCGCAATTGCCGCGATCGGCACAAAAATGATAAACTTTGCCGGAGATATCGACGACAACGCGCAACGCATAGGAATGTCAACGGACGAGTATCAGCTTTGGGCATTTGCTATTGAAAAAGCCGGCGGAGATGCGCAGACATTGGCAAAGGCGGTTCAAAATATATCCGTATTTACCGAAAAACTTGCAGAGGGCAACGGCGACGCGCTTTTGACTTTGCAAAAGCTCGGCATAGAGTATGACGACTTTATGGAAGCCGACAACGCGGGCAAGCTGAAAATGATCGTTGAAGCTTTGCAAGGCATTGAAGATCAGACAGACAAAACACGCATTGCACAAGAAATTTTCGGCAGTGAAACCGCGCAAAAGCTTATGCCCTTGCTCAACGAGGAACGGGGCAGCATTGACAAGCTCAACGAAGAATTAAGAAAGCAAGGGCTTATCATTGATAACGACTTGATAAAAGCAGGCGCAGACCTCGGCGACCAAATACAATTTCTTACAAAGAAATTTCAGGTCATGGGGCTGTCAATTGCTTCCGAGCTGTTCCCCGAAATATCGCTTCTTATAGACGGAATTTCCGACCTTGCAAGCGGTTCAAAAGACGGTGCGCAAAAGATAGCCGATGCGTTCATAGGCATTGCAGACAAGATTTTTCAGGCACTGCCGGACATTCTCGACGTTGTCGGTGATCTTGTCTTGGCTCTTTTCGATGGGCTTATAAAGTTAATTCCCGAAGTTGTCCCGAAGCTTTTCAAATTCCTTGAGCAGATCATTGTCAAGCTAATTCAGATGATCCCATCATTAACAAAAAGCTTGTTTAAACTTGTCGAAGCGTTAATTGATGGCTTGCTTGACATGGATTGGGGCGAAATATTAATTCAGCTAATTGAATCAGTATTTCAGATCACGCCGATGCTCATTGATACATTATCGCACATATTCTCGTCACTACTCAATAAAGTATTTTTCAAAGTCACTGATAGTGACTTTTGGAAGAAAGTCGGCGACTTCGGTTTAAGATTTGGCAAAGCTATGATTAATAGCGTTATTGCTTCATTTGAAGCCGGTATAAACTTTATTGTTGACAGAGTAAACGATGTAACCGCAAAGCTTAGCAAAGTTTGGACATGGACGGGGCTCGATGCAATTCCGGAGATCCCGCACGCAAAAATCCCGAGACTTGCAAAAGGCGGTATGCTTGACGACCTTAAAGGCACAATGTTTGCCATAGCGGGCGAAGATAAGGCTGAAATCGTCGCGCATGGTTCAAAAGGAACAGGCGTTGCGAACGTTCAGCAGATAGCTGAAGCACAATATAGCGCAATGGAACAATACAACGTCAAGGAAACAATAGCAAACGCAGCCGCCGCAATTGTCAACGGTATAGTGACCGGAATTTCAAGAATGAAATCGGATACACCCGATAGCTACATTTTGCGCATAGGCGACAAGGATTTTAAAGCATGGGTGACTGAAGCAGTAAATCAAAGTCTTTTGGCAAAGGGGCGCAAGTCTCTTAATACGATAACGGAGTATTGATAATGTTATATATAGAAAATATTAACTTTGAGCTCCCGCAGATGGGCAAGGAACCGAAAGCCGGGTATTCTGAAGAATACATCGAAAAAACTATGATAAGCGGGAAAATAAAACGCATATCAAAGGGAAAGCGCCTTGCCCTTACGTTTTCGTATGCGTATCTGACAAATTCAGAGCGTGAAACTCTGAACGACTTGCTTGATATTCAGAGACAGCAAGGATATTTGTCAATACGTGCGACAACGCCGTATGGCTTGTATGTTGGACAGGCAATAATGGATATCAATAACGATCAATCACGGTTCGCATATAGCGCCATATTGCAGGACTATGTGTGGACAGATTGGCGGCTTACCTTTAAGGCGGTAAAATATGATAGTTGACGGCGTAAAAATTAATTATGGTGTAGTAGACAACACCATTGAATCAGACTCAAAAGCGATAGCATATTCAAGCAAAAACCCGTATGCTTCGGAGCAAAGTTCTTTGACCGCCGGAGATAAAACAAGGCTTGCGCACCTTGAAAAAGACTGGTTTTTGCTTGATGGCTCGTATGTTTTCCCCGTCGCAAGTACGCAATATAATACGGGCTGGGAAAGCTCTTCGGTTTCCGATGCGAACGGAAACATAAATGAATATATTGAATACGTTTTCGCAAATACGCACAGTAGTTACGGCTTGTCTGCAACGTTCCCGGATTTGAGCGTACCGAGTGACTTTACAATATCATATTATAGCGGTACTTCCCTTTTGAAGTCCGTGCCAATAACCGGGAACGTTTCGACGACTATAACGATAAACGAAACCGTGAACGATTGGAACAAAGTCAGGATCACGTTTACAAAGGTAAAGCCCCAGCAACGCGCAAGGCTTTATTATATCACTTTCGGCGTTAATGTTGACTTTGGCGAAGATGTTATTATAAGTTTTTCAGCGACAAAAACGACCGACCTTTCAAGTGACTATTTCGAAAGCGGCGAAATGTCTCTTTCGTTCATCAATGACGGTTCGGTGCTTGATATCGAAGAAAATACAGATTTGCCGGTAGAGTTGCAAGAATCATTGCGCATATCGGTATTTATAAAAAAGCACGGCACAACAACATACGAGCTTTTTGGAAACTATTTTACACAAAGCACACAGCTTTCAGACAACGGCAATGTTATTACATTGACCGCATATGATGATTTATACGAGCTTAACAGCTCGGTATATAGAAACGGCATTGTATACCCGAACGGGCGCAGCCTCGGAGCATGGGCTCAGGAAGTCGCCGACGATGCCGGAATCGATATTGAAATAGATCAAAGTCTATTCAGCATAATATCAACAGGATATATAACAGAAGTTCCACACCGTGAAGCGTTCCGCCTTATAGCCGAAGCCGGGCGGGCAATGCTCGAAGTCGACGCAAACGGAAAGCTTCACATAAAACCGCATACACCGACAGCCCGCGCGGATATCACAAACGATGATATTGTAGAGAATACATTATCATACGATACAGACGAGCGCATACTCGGCATTGATGTTGTCAAATATTCCTTTATCGTGCCGAGCAATGAGCCGCGAGAGCTCGGACACCTTAACGCCGTATTGCTCACGCAGGATATACAGACCGTTGAAATGGTATATAGTGAATATCCCGTCGTGCCGTCAAGCGTTCAGGTTTTTGTTGATACAACAACCTCGGCGGTCGTCAGCAATATTCTTGCATACAGTGACAGAATTCAATTTGATATATCAGGCACGGAGGGCGATCAGACATGGGTAACATTGACCGGTAAGCCCTACGGACAGGCGGCGGTTGATGTTACGCTTGGAAGCACCTTGCGAAACGTCAAGAAGATAGAAAACAATTATTTGATAACGGGATCGATAGCAGACGCGGTCGCGCTTTACCAATACAATACAGTAGCGAAAAAACGGCAGTACAGCGCCGAAGTTGTGAATGATATCGAATATACGCTCGGTGATAAAGTCAAGCTCTCAAACAAAAATATAGCGGTTGAGAGTATCGGGATCAATGTAGAATACGACAGACACGAGTATACTATCAAGGGGGTTGAATATGGCTCTTGAAAAACTTATTACAGACAGAACGGCGGCGGACGTCGCCGGAAGGACTGCAAAAGGATTTTATAACCTTTCGGATATATCGCGCATAAATTCGTATATCAAATATTTTTCTGACGAGCTGAACCTCGGCTTAACAATTCAGAATTTTTCTGTCGGCGATACATTGACAAGCGCACGAATGCAGAGTATAATTAACAATATAAATGCAATACGGAACGCCTTTTTAAACATCCCCGGGATGCCCTCCACACCGATACCGGCGGCGTGGAACTATTCCAAAGCAAACGATACCGAAAAGATATTGCAGATCCTCGGCGATTATTATGTATCATATCAGATCGGCAAGCTTTACGCGGGGACGTTTTCGGCAGGAAGTCATATAAAATTCCGAGCAACACGCGCGACAGAATCCCCCGGTGTTTATCAGATCGGCGATACATTATATATCATTAAAGCGCCGGTTGTTCAAAGCGGCGACACGCTAACAATTGGAGGTACCACATGAAAAAAGTCTATGATAGAGTAGTACAATATGCCAACCGATACAAATTAACGAACGTCAGTACAGGCGCAGAGCTTGGCACCTTTGATTTTGCAGAAGCTCCCGGCACAGTATCACAGGCAGGCACCGAGATTGACGCGGAGCTTTTCGACGGAATAAGTGATGACCTTTCGGCAAGACCGACAACGGCGCAGCTTTTAGCCGGCACGGTCGTCCCGAAATATTCCGAAAGTGCAAAGGACGTGCCGGATTGGGCAAAGTCCGCAAGCAAACCGACTTACACAAAATCAGACGTGGGGCTCGGAAACGTTGATAATACATCAGACGCAAACAAGCCCGTATCAACCGCAACGCGCACAGCTCTGAACAATAAAGTTGATAAAGTAACAGGAAAACAGCTGTCGACAAACGACTACACCACAACCGAGAAAAACAAGCTTGCAGGGATTGAATCAGGCGCAGAGCAGAACGTCCAAAGCGACTGGAATACAACATCAAGCGCACTTGATAGCTATATAAAGAATAAGCCGTCATTATATGTTCACCATATAGAAATTTATTCATCAGGTGATATGGTAGAGGGCGAAATTCTTTATACAATAGATTTTCAGATAATCAATAGCTCGGCAACCGCCTTTACTATAAACAGCGTTATTGACTATTTAAACACGATCAAAACAAATCACTTGAATTGCTCCGGTGTTGGTATTGATAGTTCGACACAGGTTGCAAGAGTATGTATATCATTGCAATATCACACATCATCAGACTTTTATATATATATGCTTGATAATACAACAGATGATTATTTATCTGTATCAAGTACAACGCTTGGAAGCTTGAGCATTTCCGACAAGATAATAAAAATTCTTTGAATATAACTGCGGAAACGCAGTTATAAATATAAATTCAGGAGGAACGTATGAGAACCAAACGCGAGATCATACTTGCCGCACTTGCGTCCGTCGTGGCGCTGGTAATGTTTGTAGTCGGTTCGATTGCTCTTTACAAAGCAAACATCAAGGCTGACGACATTATCGATCCCGACGACACGCCCGCAGTCACCGAGGGCGATGACACCAAAGCCCCCGATCAGGATACCGTCAAGGATCCTGAAACCAACGTCGGAGACACCGACGAAACACCCGGAGCCGATACCGATACCACCGTGCCTGAACCCGGTGATAAAGATACAGAACCGGATGACACTACCCCGGAAAATCCGGAAATCACCGATAAATCGGCAGAGCTTGAAGCTATAAAAGCAGAACTCGAAAGAGTAAACGCAGAGCTTGAAGACATCAAAAAGAAGAAAACAGACGCGGAGACAGAGCTCGCAGGCGCTAACGCAGAAGCCGCAAAAATCGCCGCTAAAATCGAAATCCTTAACGCTGAACGTAAAGCCGCAGAAGAGGGCAAAATCACAGCAGAGGAA